GTTTGTAATTGCATAACAAAGATCAGCAGCAAGTTGATGAGAAATACTTTCTTGTAAATAACTATCGTAATTGTTTGGATCAGTATCTATTGCAATGTAGATTAAATAAATTGTTCCTTCATCAGTTACAATATTTCTACCTTCTAATTTGTAATCAATAGATGATGCAATACTGTCTGTTGTTCCGTTATGGACCTTTAAAACTCTTAAACAATCTGAAGGTAAAGCATAAGCATAAGAATATTCTACTACTGGAGCTGTACTGTTTTGAGCTAATTGAACTCTTTTATGCAAACAGTTCCAGGCATGAGATCTAAATACTCTATTTCTTACTGGCTCATATCTTTGGTTACATAATCTAGCATTTTTAGTATCGTCAGTTAATGCTGATATTGTTGATGCTCCTAATAAATTAAGAGCTGAATTGCAAATATTTACAACTGAAGCCATTATAAAATTACACTAATTATAATGATTACAATAATTGCAACAGAAGCTATTTTAATTTTTATATTTCTGCTGTTCCAATATTTTAATATTTCTTTTTTCATTATGTTGTTGCTCCTACTTGTTTACATTCAAATTTAACTACAATCTTTTCTCTTTCTATGTAGTCTCTTTCAAATTCTTCTAATTCTTTTAAGTTTAAAAATGTGTTGTGTGCAACTCTGTAACCGTTAGCAACGCAATCGTAATGATTGTCAAATTGTAATCCAGATATTGAGTTAGACGGACATTGTCCAGATACCAAACTACACATATATAAAACTAAAATAAATTTCATTTTTAAAATTTTATTGCACTCTAGGCGAGTTCCACTCTCGCTTTCCTCGCCTAAAATATTGTCTATTAATTAACTACGTAACTAATATTCCATGATAACGTACCAGCAGTTCCACCAGTTGCATCAAAAGTGATTGCAACGTAGTAGTAGCCGCCTGGATCAGAGCTGTCTCCAGCTAGTTCCCAGACTTTTTGACCAGTAGTTGTAAGATTAGCCACTTCATGTCTAACGTCTGCTAATGCCGCAGCATCAGCAACCGAAGTCGCAAAGCAATCTTCATCTTTTACTACACCAGCTGATGTGTAAAGACCGACATTGAAAGTACACGATCCACCAAAAGTATCTGATCCCACAAATAATTGTGGAATAGAAGCATTCGTTGGAATAGGTGCTAACATAACAATGTCATTATCTGTACTATCTCCAGCAGCAAGTTCTACTGTTCCTTGAGCTACTCTTAAAACGCCATGCAATTCTGCTGCGTTGTTAAGAACTTGAGGACTAGCTTCGAAATTTGCTACAAGATCTGTATTTAAAGTTGTCATTTTATATTTCTCCTATTGGTTAGATTATGCTTCGTGGCAAGGTATTTGATACACAGCTTTCTCTTCCATACGAACCGCACCCAAACTCATTGCATAGTAAACTTGCGTTGAGTAAGATTTGTCAGCTCTTTCAGAAATATTAGCTTTGATGTCGCTACCGATTGCTAATTTAATAGCATCGTTAGTATAAGCAAAAACTAATCTGTCATCAGTGTTAGTTGCATCCATAGATAATCTAGTAGACATAATGAACTCAAATCCTAAAAATGAATTAATATCGCCTTGAGCCAAAGCTTTAACGGTATTATAATCAGAACTTTTCACTTCAGTCGTACCTAAAAGATCAGAAATTTGTTGCGGACCGCAAACAATAAATCTTTTTCTTGAAGGATCTATGTCGTTATCATCAAAGTTTTTCTTCGCAGCTAAAAGTTTTGCAACTGTAAGACCATCTGATTGATCAGATGTTGCGAACTTTTGAGTTGAAGGTAAAGCTGTTGATGTACCACCAGCAACGCCAGTAGAAGCAGAAGCATTCATAGCTGTGATGATTACATCATCCATAGCTCTATTCATTGCTGCTGCTGCATTTCTTGCGTACGCAGAAGTCGGATCTACTAATGCTCGAATTTTATCGCTGTCATCAATAAGATCTCCCCACTCATAATCTGCAAGAGATACTCTTCTTCTGCTATGTGGTGTATCGATTTGTGGAGTGTCTCCGTGTCTTGAAGTACGAAGCACAGCCGCAGTAGAATCAATTTGTTCAAAGAACGCATTTTTTCCTACGATACTTTCCTCATCAACAGAAGATCTTAATTTGCTACCCATTTGTTGAGATAGCAAGTTTACATTCGAAGAATATTGTTCAACGAATGAAGTTGTTATTTGTGAACTCATAATAAGTTCCTCCTCTATTGTGTTAGTTTAACTTTAATTAAACGGATGATTATCCTTGCGGATCTTCCTGAAATTTACATCTTCTGGATGTTAGTCTTTCCTAACGTCAACAAAGGTCTTATTGATTGTCTTTGATTTTATTTGCCTAACCGAAGTTAAGCAAAACTGTTAAACATCTTCTTCGTTATTCTTTTTACGAATTAATGCTGCTACCTCTTCTACTGCTACTGCATGAGCTGGATGTTTCTTATCCCAGTACGCAGAGCCTTTTTGTTGTAGTGTAGCAATTTGTTTTGTTATATCATTAGTTGTCATGTAATCAGGAGTATCTCCTTTAACAATAACATCTTCAGATAATTTTTCAGATAAATTTGCAAAAGCTTTTACTACTTGAATATTATCTCCAAGTTTACTGCCATCTGCTAACATAGTGTTATTTAAAAAATCTGCACCTAAAGTAGCTGTTGCTAAATTTTTAGCTCCAGTTATTTTGTTATCATAAGTTGGTCCAAACTCTTGACGTAGATCTTGTTCAGATACTTTTCTAGCTTCTTCAGCTTTTATATTCTGATCATTCATACCTTGATTAATAACATTATTATAATATTTCATAATACCGTCTGCTTGATTAGGAAGTAATCCTAACTTAACAGCTTCTTCAGAAAAACTTTTTAAAGTATCTTCTGGCACTTGATGATCTTCTGGTAAAGAATATTTATATTGATCAGAAGTTTCTGGACTGCCTAATCTTTTATAAACTTCTTTCCAATCTTCATCGGTAGCGTGTTTATTCGGTACTGGTATTTTATCTAAACCTACCATCTTTTGTGAGTGTAGATATGATTTAACGAAGTCATCCATTTTATTAAAATTTTGTAATGACTTTTCTTCTCTATATTCTTCTGGAATAAGAGTTTTAAAATCAACAGCTGGTGTTTCTGGTGCTGTTGTTTCTGTTGGTTGTTCTGCTGTAAGCGTAGTAGTTGTCTGCGTTACATCAGGTTGAACTGCTTGTTCAGTTGTCTGATCCATAGATTACTCCTCTTTATGATTGATCATGCTTTTTATAAATAACAGAACTGTTCTCTGTCCTTCAAAAAAAGCGGTTTCGTTTGGTTCTTTAGCATTATACGTTGACGTATTGTAAAAGCACCTTTTTTCCAAATCATCCATGACCATTTTGCCATCGTCTGATCCAAAAATTGATTTATAACTATTAATTAATTCTTTTATTTTTTTTTTACTGTTCTCGTTCTGCATTAGATACCGCCTGGACTGCTGGAGCAACATTTCTAGCCATTTCACTTTCTGCCATCTGTTGTTGCATCATAGCTTGTTGTTGTTGAGCCTCTGCTTTCTCTTGTGCTATTTGTTGGACTTCCTCATCCGATCTAATCATCGTTGCTGGTAATCCAAGTATTTTTATTAAATTTTTAATTAATCCTGGAGGATCTATATAATCTAAAGTTTGTGGTGCTAATTGAGATACGTTACCAAATAATTCTAATCCTTTAACAATAGAATTTAATTCTTCGCCTCTTTGAGCTAAAGCCATTGGCGAAACATATTCAACATCCACTTCTTGATTTAATAATATTTCTGGAGCTGGTAGAAATAAATCATTTCTCAACATAATATTAAATATTCTAATAATCATTGGCTGCAATAATTCAGACTGTAATCTTCCTAATACTGGTCCTAAAATCCGCATCTTCTCTTGATTACGTTGGACAACTTCAGTAGCAGTCATATTACGGTTTTCAGTAATTAATAATTGATCAACATGGAATATTTGAGAAATAGCTTGTCGTCTTTGATCTTCCATATTTAAACCTAATGGATTGTTTGCACCAATGTTTAAAGTTTCAATTCTATCTCTTGATCCAGCTCTATAATAATTAATTGATCCTGGAGACATTCTAATTGGCATTAGCATACTGTCATCAGGTACTAGCAAAGGCGGATCAACTTGCTTTTGTGCAGCCTTCATTCCAACTTCTACCATCTTGTTTAAAACTTTTACGTCAGCAAGAGCATTCATTCCTGGAGATCTTCCATAAATCTCATTTGATGCTTTTAAGTATCTTGGAACTACATAAGGAAATTCTCTAAAACCGCCTTCTGAAATAATATGTCCACTATCATATTCAAAGTAACAAGAAGTAAAAGGCATATTTTGTTTATCCTCTTTTCGAGGATTATACATATCTCTAGGTTTAACAACATGACATAGATCTATATCTTCAAATTGTGATTTCTTAAAAGTGTTTTGTACTTTTGAACTTACATTTTCTAAACCAAATTTTTCAACAGTTGCTTTAGCAGACATTTTAAATCGTCTATAAATACAATTAACCATTCCTTTAGCATCTTCTGAAATATAAATTTCTTTTATATGTTTAGATGAAAACCGAATGATGTCGTCTTTATCTTCTTCTACTTGTAAACAAGATGTACCAAAAGCAATCAGGTCAAAATACGTTTCGAAAACTTCTTGTTGAAAGTTAGATCTTGAAATAGCTATGTACATTTTATCTAGTACATCTTCTAACCATTCTCTAGCTTCATCATTTTCATTAACAGAATTTTCTTTAAATCTTAAAGCAAACCATCTATTAACTGATGATGTAAGCATTCCATGTAATGAACTAGCTAATAATTCTAAAGAATGTATTGCTGTACCATCATAGATAACTGTATGTCTTTTATCGCCTTTAGGTCTCTCTACAGTAATATCAGCTTTTCTAGGTAGCATATAATCAGCTACTTCTTGCCAATGGACCTCCCAGTTAGATCTTTTTTCAACTAATCTTGCTAGATCATTTTTAAGATCAGCAGCTAGTTTTCTTAGCTCTTGTGGTTGCATTATCTTTTCTTAGCTGTCCTTGCTGCTCTTCTAAATTGTTTAGCAGTAGGTCTGCCTTTAGCTCCACGCTTTCTCATCTTCTCTTTAGATCCAGCTTTAATTCTTTTTCTTTTTGCGTGAATGTTTGCGTATAGTCCTCGTTTAGCCATTTGTTACCCCAACATAGTTTTTTTGCTTAAATAACTTTCATCGTCTAATCCTGATGAACCAGTAAGCATGGTTGCTTTTCTTCCTCTTCGCTTATTAGCAAGTGAAGCTTGTTTAACTTTTTCTTCGTTTTCCATTTCAAGTTCTGCTTTAGTTGGACCTTTAGGTGCAGCTTTAACGGCAGCTTTTTGAATAGGTTGAGCTTTAGGTTTTGGTGTAAATGCTCTAACAAAACTTCTGACAAATCCCATATTAATTACCTCCTAGTAATGTCTTTTGGTTTAGCTCTTCCTCATCGATTTCATTCAATCCAGCAGAGCCAGTTAGTATTGTTGATCTTCTTCCTTTTCTATTTCTTGCAGCTTCTTTAGCGTCTCTTGCTGCATCTAGCTTTCTTTGCTCATCATCGTAATTTGGAACTTCCGCTGGTTCTGGAAATTTTATTTCAGGCATCGAAGGCATTTTCGGCATAAATAGTTTGGCAATGAATGACATGATTATCTCTTCTTTTTCATTTTAGACTTAGACTTCATAATTTTTTTCTTTAATGCTGAAGGCAAAGTTTTTTGTTTTTTTGTTAATTTTCTTTTTCCGTACATTTTAACTCCTATATGATTTGATAGTTACTATCGGCTACACGTTGTAAGTTTTTGTTAGTTGATTTATTTTCTTCAAGACCAGTTGCAAGACAACGTAAAGCATCCATCATGTGACTACTCCAGTCGTGAACTGGTTTTGGTTTAAAAATTCTTTCCTTGTCGTTAAATTTTCTATGGTAATGTCTAAGAGCTATAAGAAGATCTGAGCAGTTATCACTATCAATTCTGCATCTTGGCAATAACATCTTAACAGCATGAATGCCATCTTCTAACTGAAGTCGTGGTGCTAATCTAAATCGAACACCAAGAGCTGCAGCTATCTCTCTTCTTGTTTTACCATTACTAAACTCCGTCTGGTCCAAATCAAAAGGTCCATAGTGAGTGTCGTAAATATAATCTTTGTCTT